AATGCAAAAGGTTACAAAAACGCGTAACCCACCAGCCAAGAAATTCGATCATTTCTCGGGACTGGACTGCGCTGATGGCAGTACAGATGCTGCTGGTATTCCCAAAAGGGCTTCTGATCTTGACAAAAGATCAGTTGGTCCTTTGATATCATCCATTGTTAGCAAGATCTCTAAACAATTGACGCTTTCATTGGACCTTGAGACTATTTTAGAAAGTCTCGTTTGGCCGTTCGTTGCTAGACGTTCTCTTAGGAAAGAAATCTTTTCTAGGCATGAATTAGATAAATTCACACAGTCAATGTCTAAGACCATGACTCGTATCTCTGAACACTTGGTGACTCCTGACCACGATAAGGGCATCTTCAACCTTAATAAAGAGCAAACTTTTATTAAGTATTGGTTAGATGTCTATATGTGCCAGGTTTTCAGAGATGAACAACGACCTGAAAAAAAGGACTGGATAACAAAGAACTTGTTTTCCGGTTGGTGCAAAAGATATGTTGCTAGAAGGATCGCGAATAGAGATGTTTCTTTCATCTATTCGTTGAATAAAGGATCCAAACGTTTATGGCCCACTCTCGACGAAGATTCAAAAACTAAAGCTTTTGAACTACACCGGGAGTGTTTATGTAACAGCCATGGCGATTGTCCCGAGGACCTAAGGTCTGTCCTCAGGGCAACATCATTGGAAATCTTTTCACCAATTAACCGAACGGAAAAGGTTCTCTTCCCTACAAAACTTGTACCTAGTGGCTCGGCATGTTTACAAGTACTCCGTGAAGACGGAGGAACGTTAAACATGTTTGAACCTTTCGATATAGAATCTGTTCTACAGGGGGAAGAATCCAAGAGGGTAGGTAAATTAAGATCCATTCACCAAGCCTTCTCTCAGTGGACTGTGAAACAATATGAATTTGCACGTGATCATGCATTTGAACCATGTTACCAAAAAGTAATTAAGGCAACATGGAAGGGTCCTGTTGTCAAGTTTCGGAAGTATGATCCTTTCGATCTCAAAGCCGTTGCCATCCCTGAACCGAGTAAGTTCCGGATGATCACAAAGGGAAACGGTTTACTTTATACAGCTCTCCAACCTCTACAGGGTCTTATGTTGGACTGTTGGAAAAAGACAAAATTTTCAACAATGCTTCATGAAGATCTTACCGATAAAATTAATGAAATTCATCGTAATTGTCCTACTCTAAACAACTTTTGTTCTGTTGATTATGAGAAGGCGACTGATCTCCTAAAAAAGGATGCAACAGTTACGATGCTGGAGGTTCTAAAAAACATCCC